ATACACTCATTAAAAAAATAACATCTGAATTTTCAACTCAAGAAAACCCATTAAATTGGGAAGAAGAAGATGGTCGATTAGTCTTTCCTCCGGACAATAATCCTAATTTTAATCAAATTACTAAGATTATTTCCACAGTAATGAAAAACGCCGGTATCCCCGAGAAAGAATATAAATTGAAACCAGATGATATAAAAGGATTTACTCCATCAAAACAAGAACTCCCAACAAAATCGGCACCGACTGGCCCTTCAGTCTTAACTCTTACCCTAGACCCAGATAAGATTAAAGGTAAAAAACCTGAATTGAATGCAATGGTTAAGTTGTTAAAAAACACATACGATAAAAACTTTGATTACGATAAGGAAAATAACGTGATCAAGATTACAAATATCAAACCTGAACGAAGAGCAGACGTAAGAAAAGATTTTGCTAAATTTTTAAAACCACAATCCCCAGTTAAAGAATCTTTAGATTTTGATCTTGAAAGATACCAAATGTTAAGACGAGCTGGAATTATAAAATAAAATGAACAAAGAGCAATTACGTATGCAAATGTTGGCTGGTATTATCACTGAAGGTCAATACAAAACTAAATTAAATGAAGGCAAACAAGTAGGCACTTTGTACCATTTTACTTACATACCAGCTCTTCGAGAAATTCTTAGAACTAATGTGTTAGGAGATGCTGAAGGTTTAGCATATGATACCCCCGAACTGTATAGAAAAAATATTGCTTCAGATAATAAATATGGTCGAATAGCTTTAACTAGAAATAAAAATTTTAACAGTGCTCTTTTAAAAAACCAGAGCGTATGTTTAGTTTTAGATGGAGATAAATTAAGCCAAAATTATAAAATTAAACCTTACCAATGGGACCCATCCCATTTTTGGGATAAAAACTCAGAAGAATATAAACGTTTTATTGCTAAACATGGTGAAGATGCTTTTGAAGATCAAATGGAAGAAACTATCCCTATTATAAAAAATTTAGATAGATACTTAACAAAAGTTATCATATTTAAAAATAACATAGAATATGATCCCCATGAAGATTGGGAACCTGAAGAATTTCAAGAAGTTTTTAAAGATTGCATAGAAATGCTTAAAGAAAAAAATATCCCTTATGAAATAAAATAATTAAAAGAGCTTGCCTAGTGCAAGCTTTTTTTGTATATTACGGTTATGAAAGAAAATACGTTATATGTAGAACGTTTTCGCCCTACATCTTTAAAACATTTTGTTGGTAATGAAAATATCAAAGATACAATCCAAAAATACCTCGATCAAGGTGATATCCAAAACTTTATTTTCTATGGCCCACCAGGCTGTGGGAAAACTACCCTAGCTAAAATTATCGTTAAAAATCTAGATTGCGATTATCTTTATATAAACGCATCTGATGAAAACGGAATCGATACTATTCGAGAGAAAGTAAAAGGATTCGCTAGTGCTGCATCTTGGAAAGGTATCAAAGTAGTAATCCTAGATGAAGCAGATTTCATTACAATCCAGGGACAAGCCGCTTTACGAAACGTGATTGAGACATTCTCTCGTTCAACGCGTTTTATCTTAACTTGTAACTTTGTAGAGCGAATTATTGACCCACTTCAATCACGCTGCCAGGTACTTAAAATTGTACCACCAACAAAGATGGATGTGTACAATCATTTAGTTTGGATATTAGAGGATCAATTATCTATTGATTATTACCCTGAGGGTTTAAAATCACTTATCTTAAAGTACTATCCTGATATGCGTAAAATGTTAAACGTTTTACAAATGTCTGTAAAAGATGGTATTGTTGAATTCGATGAAACAGTATTGACCTCAAACAGCTATATTAAAGAGGTATTGAAAGAATTAGCAGGTAAGAAAAGTTGGCTTACCATTAGACAAATTATAGCAGATTCAAACGTTAAGGACTTTGAGGAACTATACCGCAACCTATTCGAATACGCTCCTAAATATGCCCCCGGTAAAGAAGGATCAATCACAATTATCTTAAACGAACACCTATATCAAGCAAATTTCCGAATTGATAAAGAAATTAATGTAATGTCTGCAATTGCTAAAATTATAGAAGTACTATGAAACATTTCCTAAAATACACTCTTTCGTGGGTATCTCAAAATTTGGCCGTACCTTTCTGGACAGTAGGCCATATCCACTTGATGACATCAGTTTATGCTGATATACATGAAGTAGTAATGTCTATGGGGATGAATTTAATTGTTGCAGCGGGATTCATTCATGATTTTTATGAATATAGAAAAGATAAATTAAATAATAAATAAATACAAATGGAACAACCTAAATTAAACATTGACTTTAAAAACACAACATCCGTAGTTGGTCATGACGGAGGACACTTATTCGGACAAGCAGTAATTATCCGTAAAATCTCTAAATTCTTAATTGGAGCTGATGAAGACTCACTTATCCCAATCCCAGTATTTTATGACTTGGAAAGTAAAAAAATCTTATTAGATACACTTCCACCAGACCTTCGTGAAGAATATAAAGACATTGCTCTTGACATCTAAGAAACAAATAAAAGATATATGGGGGTGGTTGAATGAAATCACCCTCTATAAAACCCCCATCGAAAATATTTCGGAAGAATCATGGGACAAATGGAACTCTTACATGATACATCGATATGTATCTATGAATATAAATTATGTTGAGCTAGCTAATTATGTTCAAACTCTGCCTTACGAGAACAAGCAACAAACATATACAATTTATAGAGAGATGATTCCAAAAACTAAAGTATTCTTGAAGTACATCAAGTCAAGAAACAAAAAACAAAACACTACGTTGGTAGAGTACGTAGCAAAACATTTTGAATGTAGCTTAGGCGAAGCTGAAGAATACATTGACATTTTACGAGAAGCAGGTACACGAAGTATCCTCTATAGAATGGGAATTGAAGATAAAGAAATAGAAAAGTTATTAAAAAAATGACAGACAATACAGACGTTGGAAGACATAAAGTAGAATCGTTTTATACAAGAACAGTTAAACGAACTGATTCAGTTGTAGATTCAATCATTGATAAATTTATTGATAGAGCAACAGTAGGTAAAGCCAAATATGGTACAGACCTAGACCGTAACGACTTATCTTTAGAAGACTGGCTAGAACATAGTATCCAAGAAAAAATGGATGATATTTTGTATATGCAGAAAACTCTAAAGGTAGTGCGTGAAACAAAAAACTCATAATATTTATTATAAAACACCATAAAATGAATAAAGAAACTTTACGTATGCAAATGTTGGCTGGTATAATCACAGAAAGTGAATATGTAGCTATTATCAATAAAGAAACCGAAGAAGCTGATAAAGCATCTTTAAACGAATCTATGATCGGTGGAATTGTAGGAATTGGAGCTATTAACCAAATCCCAGCTACACCAAAAACAGATTATGAAATGGCATTTGAACATTTCTTAGGTGAGCGTTACCAAGTAAAACCAAACAGAGAAAGAGACGATATCAAAGATATTAACGAAGCAGAAGGTGATGTAATGGTAGATTCCACTACATTGGCATCTTATATTGATGAATTAGTTTCCCTAGCAGATGATATGGAATATACTCCAGACATGACCAAAGGATTACAAGATCTTAAAGCTAGATTATCCGGTGGTGAAATGAGTGTAGAAAATGCTCTTGATACAATTAAACAAACCATTGAAATTACTGGAGATGATATTGATGCAGTTGAAGCTTTAGGTCAAGCTGTTGATTACGATGACGCTATTGTTGCTAAAGCAAGAGAAATTGCTGGTCTTGATGAAGGTAAAGAAGTAGAAGAACCATACAACTACTAATATGAACCCAAAAGACATAATCACAGTAGACGTTCCTCTATTTATTCGTTTACTCGAATATGCTAGAGAAGATGCTCAAACAGACATGGATCTACATGATGTAGCAGAAAATATCATCTCATTAGCAGCTTCAGGTAAAACGTTAACAATGGCTGATTACAGTTCTATTGTTGGATCTCAAGAAGAAATCGCTGAAATTAGAGCATGGCAAGTTAGAGCTGGGATTATCAAATAATATTTAGGACCGTTACACAAACTGTAACGGCGAAACCCCCAACGTCGCTATCGTGGGGGTTTCTTTTTCCTTGGATAAGCAAAAAATTTTTTGTACATTTAGGTAATGAAAAAGAAGTTACCTACTTTACTAAAAGAAATTAAGAGCAAGCAATTGCCTCAAATAGATTATGCAACCCAAAAATCGGTTTCATATTCTCAAATGTCCATGTTCAATGAGTGTCCTAAAAAATGGTCACTTCAATACAAGGAAGGACATAAACAATTTACTTCATCTATCCATACTGTTTTTGGAACGGCACTTCACGAAGTACTTCAAGCATACTTGACTGTAATGTATGAAAAAAGTGGAGCAGAAGCAGACCGTTTAAACACGTATGAAATGTTTGAAGATGCTCTACGTGAAGAATATAAAAAACAATACAAAGCAAACAACAACCTACACTTTTCAGCTCCAGACGAGCTTAGGGAGTTTTTTGAGGATGGGATCGCTATCATAAGGGAATTTGCTAAAGACAAAAGCAAATATTTCTCTAAACGCGGTTGGCATTTAGTGGGATGTGAGCTACCTTTGATCCTGACCCCATCTTCAAAATTACCTAACGTTATGTTTCAAGGTTACCTTGACTTGGTAATGTATCATGAACCAACCAACAGAATCAAGATCATAGATATCAAAACAAGCAGACAAGGTTGGAGTAAAAAGGAAAAATCTGACGAAAACAAACAATTCCAACTTATCCTCTACAAAAAATACTTTGCTGAAACATACAACATCCCTTTAGAGAATATAGAGATTGAGTTTATGATTGTAAAACGTAAGATATTTGAAAGCGAAAACTTTGTCATCAAACGCGTACAACTGTATAAACCCGCATCAGGTAAAGTAAAATTGAACAAAGTATCCAAATCCATTGAATCATTTGTAGAACAAGCATTTGATCGAAATGGGTACAAAAACGTTGAACACCAACCCACCCCACACAAAAACTGTAATTGGTGTCCATTTCACAAGACTCATTTATGCTCTGCGACTTACTAAGATCCTCATATATGTATATCCGATAACAATATAAATATATACAATGAGTGAAAAAAACCAACAATTAACATCTGTCAAATTAGATAAAGATCTATTTG